AGAAGAAGAATTAACTAAAGTCCTTGATGAAAAAGGGTGGAAAGAATTGACAAGTGATGAGTATCAGTTACAAGGGTGGCATTGTGGTTGTGATTATAGAGATTAGTTATGAAAAAGATTTATAGTTAGAATATCTGTAGATAAAAAAAAGATTACATATTGGAAGTTATGTAAGCGAAATTGAAGCAGCATTGAATTACAATATAGCGGCAAAACAATATCATGGAGAATTTGCAAGATTAAATATAATAGAAAAAGCCACTGATTAGGCGGCTTTTAATACTAATTAAAGTTTATTGCTTATCCACATTTAAAGGAAAGTACGCCAGTGTTGGTTAAATCGCAGCCTGCCGGATTAAGCCAAATGTCAGCCTTTGCTCTTACAGTGTAATTGTGTGAATGCATTTTCTGTGTTCCAGAGCAAGCGTTGTTATAAAAAACATCGTATTTGATGCCTAAGAATTGTGATTGCATTGCGTATTTTGTCATATCAAACATCCTTACAGGAACGTCAGGATTAAGATTTTTGCTACCCATTGCAACTGCGCCCATAGATATTAAGTATGCTTTAAGATCAGGGGTATTAACGGTGTCTATATTGAACATATCCCAATATGTAATCTTTTTTTTATCTACAGATATTCTAACTATAAATCTTTTATCTCTCTTACACCAAACAACCCCCTTATATTTTGAAACACAATTTAGTTTTGGCTTCCTATTGTACATATTTTCTAAATGCGTACAATATCTTAAATTAGATTTTCTGCAATCTAATGTATTTAAGTTTATGTGGTCAATTTCAATTCCTTTATCCGGCTTACCCATAATAAAGGTATGTAACCTTAAACTTCTTTGTTCTCCGTTTGTAGTTGGTGATCTTTTAGCGTAATAAATATATTCACCATGAACATTTTTATATTTTTCCGCGAACCACTTAAACTTTGAAACTCGGGCAAAATCTTCGTCATCAATAATAGCGAATTGACCTTGTGTTAATTTTATCTCTTTCATAAAAGGTTAAACCCCATAAATTCAGACGCAAGACTGAAAATACAGGGTTTTATTAAGATTCTTAATTGTTGCTTGCGTTCAACATTACAAAGATACTATAAAAATAAGTGTATTGAATTAATAATCTAAAAATATTTTTCAATCAAAACGTATCAAACGCATAATCTTGCCATACCTTTGTACTTTAATTCACTCGTAAAACTCATATCCTTGTATACAAAAAGGCACTCCATTGGGGTGCTTTTTTATTTATACTCATTATAAATTACAATTATTTTCATTTTGAATGATACAGAATTAAAACAAATGCATTATCTTTGTTGTTAGCAAATCTTTTTAATGTTTGCTAACGTTTGAGCTTTGGCAAGTGCTACCCGAATTAAAATAACGACTGAGAATTAAATAATTAAATAACGCTTGTTTTACCTAATCTTATTTAGAATTAAAATAAATTAACAAAATAAGTGAAAATAATTGTAAAAATGTATTGTATTACAAAATAATGTTGTATATTTGTAGAGTAGTTCAAACAACAAACAAAATGAAAACAAAATACAACTTCTGGTTAAACTTCAAAGTTGAAGGTTCAAACAGGGAACAAATGTTAACATCAGTTGCAGTTAGCGAAAATGCAGCAAAGGCAAGTGTTAAAAAATGCTTCGGCAAATCAGTAAAAGTAAGGTTCATTGAAGTAATAAATAACGGGGGTAGTAACAAATTAACAATAATCAAAATGGAAATTTCAAAAACAATTCCAATCAGCGATTTTTTAAAAGGGTATTATATTGAATTAAATTGCTGTATGTGTAACCAAGAAGAAACGGTTGCAGCATCATCAGAAGAAGAATTAACTAAAGTCCTTGATGAAAAAGGGTGGAAAGAATTGACAAGTGATGAGTATCAGTTACAAGGGTGGCATTGTGGTTGTGATTATAGAGATTAGTTATGAAAAAGATTTTAAAAAAATACGGTGTATGGATTCCAGTTTTGGGAGTTCTGATTATGTATTCAAATACTGAATACGGTAGATACAGGACAATTTATTTTGCTGGATGGGGTTGGATTCCATATCAGGCAATTTGTTCAATTTTATTGCTTGGGTTATGTTCTGGTTTATAGATAAAGAAACAAATATTCCCGCAATTTATGGGAGTATTTCCGCTATCTGTGCGAAAACAGAACTGCAAGAAAATGAATTGTACTATCAGTTTTCCAGGCTCAAAAAATCAGAGTTTGAAAATGAAAAGTATAGGATTGCTAAATGTGAAGTAATACGGGCTTTGCGTGATTGCTCGTGAACCATGTTAATTATTTATGATATGAACCGACACATTTTAATTGTTGCTGTGAACTGTGCATTTGCTTTAGCACGTGTTAGCAATAGTTGCCGCTTCACGTTCATAAATTGCTGTGCCGTTCATTTGTTTCTGGGAGTAGTTTTTATAAGATTTCCGTAAGCGGCTATTATTGCTAACGCTGAGTGCTATGACAAGCGCAACCCACATTATAATTGAAAACGAAATGCAAACAAATAATAACGCTCACTTTACTCTAATATATGCAGAATATTGTTTTTAATGAAGATTGTATGACTGTAATGGCTCGCTATGCAGATAAATACTTCGATTTGGCAATTGTTGATCCGCCGTATGGAATTAGTATTAATCCAAATATGGGACTAAAAAAGGGGCAAAAGAAACGCCACGGCGCAATCAGTTGGGATAATGCAATACCTACACCAGAATACTTTGAAGAGTTGTTCAGGGTGTCTAAAAATCAAATTATCGTAAGGCGGTGAAGTTACCGTCAAATCAATAAAATCGTTGTCCATGCGTTTCATAGTCAACAAGCAATTTTCATTATATATTTTATTCAATTCAAGCATAGGTAAAGCGGGTTTTTGAGGTAAACATTTTACTTATCATATCCGTGTAGCGTTAGCCTCAATAAATAATTGACGAGTTAACGCGCGGGTTCGGCTAATCATTCCAATCGGCTGTTCGTATTAGTCCCGCAATTAATGGAGATAATACAAAAATTGAAATTTGCATAAATATGTATGCTCCCCTTATTTCCTGGTTCCATGTGTTCATATTATAGTTAACCGTATAAAATCCAAACGATAACCAACACACTCCGGTTAGTATTACAAAAATCACTATTGCTGTTATTGCTGTTTTCATGTTTTTACTTTTATTAGGTAAAGTGAGTATTTAAGTCAATTATTTACTTAGGGTAACATTCGCTATGTTGCACTGGTAGAAGCGACAACATAGCTCAGTAGCGTTAGCCAGCAATTACGCATAATGAACTCTATTAAAAACACTGTGCGGAACGTAGCTAAACAACAATTTATGAACTGTTTGCGTAACTGCTGCTAACACGTGCTATAACAAACGCAGAGTGCACAGCAACAATTAAAAGGCAATCGTTTATCAACACAAATAATAACATGGTTGTACAAGCAATTTTAAAAAAGCCGCAATTGTGCTTTGTAATTTTCATATCGCGGACGAGTTGAGTTGTTACTATATCTATGTGCTTGATAAAAAACACCTGAATTGCCTTCGACATTTATTGATGAGTTTCCGCTTGTAGTTGTCACCAATAAACCTGCGGTTTCAATTGCTTTATCTGTTGAATCGCCAGCATGTGTTACTTGCCACAAAGTAGGAGTTGAACCCGTAGCCGTTGCCCATGTTCCATCACCCCTCCAAAATGTACTACTCGAAGCTGACGTTCCTGAATTAAGATTATTAACCGACAAATTACCCGTTACACCTGTTGAAAGTGGTAATCCTGTATTATAAGTTAATGCGCTTGTCCTTCTAAGGTAATTGGTAAGCATTAAGGCCGTGTCCGTTTTATTTAACTTTAAATTTAAAGCGGTGTTTAAATCCGTTTGAGCCGATAAAGTCCCGGTAATACTTCCCCATGTACCACCACTTGTAATAGTGGCCCAACTTAAACTAAATCCATTTGGACTAATTTTTAAAAACTGCCCTGCCGTTCCTCCTGATGGAATGGTTCTTTGCCCATAACCAAAACTTGAAGCTAAAACTAAAAGGATAAATATTATTTTTTTCATACTAATTAAAACCTAAACTGACCTGCTGTAATACAAATTAATCTTACACCACCTCCGGCCCCAACAACTATCGGGTCGTTTATTGCCATTAAACCAACTGAAGGATCACTATTCTTAAACCTCTCACCCACCTTAGGATATAAATACATATCATTGGCTGTGCTATTAAAAACCTCCCTTACTTTTCCAACCGTTGCCGCATCACATTTAACACTATCATTTGCAGTGGCCACCATATCCACATAATTAAAATGCTTTGTCAACTCCGTTGCATTTGCCTGGCCTCCCGTTGCATAAGCAACTATCCCCTCAGCTACCGAATATGTGACATTTACCGTTATCGTTGACATTTTACATTACTACATTAATTGTTTCATCAATTGCCCGGGTAATTACCGTTGTGGATTGTAACTCACCATGAACATTTATAACCAACGTCATATTACTGCTCAAACTTACAACCGTCTGGCATCCTATTTTATTTATAGGAAATTCGCTTATCTCTAACCTTACACCGGATAAATCTTTATCAAATAGGTTTTTGCCTGATTCACTATTTATTCTAACCTTTAATTGATTTATGTTGGTGTATTTTAAGGACTGGCCCGTGTTTAACTTTCCAATCAAAGATGATGATTTGCACACCTCAATAAATCTGTCACACATTGCCCTCATTGGATAGTGGCAATTATTCAAATAGTCGGCTGTTAAATAATCACTAAAGTTTGCCTGGGTAATAAAGTAAAGGGTAACGTCTGATTTACGGTCCAAAGAACTGTCCCCCGGCTGTTCGTAATCCACCAACTCCTCCAAACAATAAATCATTGGAGTAATAGTTTTAATATCCTGATCTAAAATCTCTAATTTAGTTTGAATTAGGGTTCCATGAAAATATGATGGTGCCGCAATGTTAAAACTTGCCACTGTTGGTAGATTCGTTCCTGAAATTATGAAAGAGGTATTTCTTACAACGCTTACAACCGTGTAATCTTCACTATCTATGGTAACGGTAAACGATGGCTGAATCCAATAAGTATTTTCAGTTTCAAGGGTGTAAGTATCGTTTCCATTGTCGGTAATGGTATCAATAAGCACGGTCACACCCATAAGAGTTACCAAACTTCTAATAATATCTACCGTTTGAGCCCTTCCCGACATTGTTAATAAAATATTTTACCCTTTGAAACCCCGTTAAATGTGGAATATGCACTCAAATTGTCTTGTATATAAGCCTGAATTGCGGTGTAATTATCCACAGCCTTATTATATCTTTCGTTAATTCCGGCCTTCCATCCGTTTACAACCTCTGAATTTTCATTGGATTGCTTAACATTTCCGGCAATTGTGTTGGTTATTGGCTGGTCACGGTTGTATTCAAAGAAAAGAAACCCTTTCAGCATTTCTTTTATCCCCTCACTAATAATAATTTTAGCACTTAAATCCATTCCACCTGATAAAATACCGCCCGTATAAATACCCCCCTGAGTATTATCGTATTCCAAAGCGTTGTAAATGGTCAAATAAACTCCCGTTGGTAAACTTGAAACAATCGAGTCTACAAACAAATTATAAAGTTCTATTCCTAATAACTCTTTTAAATATTTGGTTTCAACTCTGGTTATATAAGCCGTTAATTCCGTTTGAGTGAAATTATTGGTACTTATTTTATAGTACCCTGTTGAAAAGTCGGAGTAGGTGACAAACATTATTCAAAAGTACTATTTTTTAAAATATAAAAGCCCCTCACAATAAAGTAAGGGGCTTTTGATAATAAGAATTAGAATTTACTTGGTTTTGTGATCGTGTTTTTCTTCTTTGGTTTTGACCTTGGCTTTTTCTTCTTTGGCCTCAAAATCTACCAATTCAGCAACACCCCTTTGAATCAAAGCGTTTGCATAGTGGGTTTCAACTTCCATTTCTTCGCCTGCCAGTTTATCTTTAAACTGAGGCAACGAACCGCTGAAATCCTGTGTAAATCTTATACGTGACATAATTAATCCCTTCGAGTACAAACCATACCTGTTACCCTTGCAACTCCGGTATCATGGCCAATAAATCTAAACCTGTAATACGCAAAGTTATTTTGAGTAATTACAAAAGCACCTGACTTCGTTGCATTTGCTGCCGGCTTCATGTTAATGGTATCTCCCGAATTTTGTAAACTAACCGGACGTGTAGTCCATGTCGTTCCATCATTTGACACCTCAAGAAACCCTGTAATTACACACGTTCCACTAACACGAGTTGAACGAAAAACAAAACTTCCGTTTTTTAAGTTTGCCGCGTTAAAAAAGAAGTAAGACGTATCTGTGCCATTTGATACACTATCAACCGTTTTAGTTGACGAAGCAGAGTAAACACCTGTCACGGGATAACCCGTTTTAATTGTAGCCGTCCCCTGGGCCTGAACATTGGAAACAAATCCAAAAGCAAGCAATGTTAAAATAAATATTAATTTTTTCATGTCTTATAAATAATTAAAGGTTAAACAATTTGTAAAAGTGCAATTGCGGTTGTGAAATCTCCCTTAATCAACACGGCTGTATCATTTGCAGAAACGAACTGAACTAACCTTTTTTCAACCAACATTGTTTTTTTGTTAGTAGTGAAATCGCTTCCGTCCAATCCGATTTGTATTCCCAACTCTTCACGAATTAAAAGATTCACAACAGACGTGTCACCTCCTAAGAAGTTGCCGGCTGTCATTGCTGTTGTTTCGATAATATCCATTCCCGAAATTCTCAACTTTCCATCAATCGTAATGTAGTCTTTCCAAAGTGGTCTGTCGGCTGCATCTTTGATTAACTTTATTTTTGATAGTGTTGAAGGGTGAATAAATAAAGTATTAGGTTGCCCGAATGCAACTTTAGACTGCAAGGCTATTGCCTCTATTACATCTAACTCGTTTGGTGCAATTATGGTTCCGGCCAATGCTCCACCTGTGAAGGTAGTTGCATAACTTTCCATTCCCAATGGGTCATCCCCTGCTCCGGTTGCAAATAGCAATTTATTTTCAACTACAATATCCAAACGTCTCATAAGATTATTTTGGATGTAGGAAACCAATTGAGGTAAATCAGCCATTAACTCAGTGGTTATTTTACCATAAACACCAATCTTTTTAACTGTGGCCGTTTTTTCAACGTACAATACGGAAAGTTGGGTTTTTGCAGCGGCCTCAGCTATAAATATAGGAGTACCTTGCTCGTCTGTTTCTTCAATCCACAACGCACGGCTTGTTCCAATTGTTCCAGTTGATACGTGAGCACGGTAGGTCAATTCCCTTGTACGAATTACGGATATAATTCCGGTGTCCTCAGTTATGGTAACTTGTGTAGAACCTGAACCGATCGTATTTGTTTCGCCCATAGTAACGGCAACTTTAATTTGCAATGTACCTTTTCCACCATTTTTTACGATAGTGTCAATTTCGGCTTTCTTTTCAACGAATGCGGCCATTATAGCCTCACTCATGGTCATGTGCTTAACTTGGGGTTCCTTTGATCCCTTTTCCTTCATTTCCTTAATTGCCAGGCCTTGCTTCATTAAAATGTCATTCAATGTTCCAACCTGTTTTACTAAGCCGTCTTTCATTTCAACTAATGAATCTTCAAGGGCTTTAATTTTGGTGGAATCCGCTTTGCTTGCAATTAATTCTTTAAGTTCAAGCTGTCCTTTGTTGTAATTATGGACGCTTTCTTTAATTGCTAAACCAGCTTCACCTCCATTTTCTTCAATGTAGGCATCTTCCAGCTTTTTAATTTCGATAGGGTCTGTAACCCCGTCTTTAAGAATGAATCCGAATGGTGCGGCTGCATAGGCTATGCCCGTTGCAACATCACCAAATAAAGAACCAATTACCATGAATCCAATCATAAATAACCCAAAACAGGCTAATTTACGAAGCATTTCATTTCTTTTTTGATAGCGGCCAAGTGTGCCACCGTACTTTTTTTGTTTCATGTTTTTGTTTTTAAATTGTTGATAAATAAAATAGTCGTCATTCGGCTAATCCTATTTAAGTGTTACCATGAAACTGGCACGGCTTAATTTCCGATAGTGAATTTTAAGAGTACAAAAATAAAGAAAGTTTTAGAATTGCAAGCCTTTGAGTAAATCAGTATAATTTACCGGCGCTTTTTCAACTGGTTTTGTTTTAGTGAGTTTGGATTTTAGAACCTCCATTTGGGTTTCAAGTTCTTTGCCTCGTATATCCGAAATATTAGAATTATGTAGGATATCCTCAATAGATTTCATTAAGGCTTCAATTTGTTCATCCTCCTTAACTCCGATAACAGGTGTTAAGTGATTTGCACCCCAAGCGGTCAAACTGGAAACCTCCCAAAGTTTTACCTCCATGATTTCAACGGCACCTTTTGCCTTATCCTCACGGTCCTTAATAGTTTGGAAGCCCATTGAATGTTCAGTGATTACTCCATGCTCGTATTCAATAAGAATATCTTTTCCTAAAGTGGTCGGTATTAATTGGGAAACGGCATAGGCGCCATGCTCATCTTCATGCAATTCTTTTATAACGCCTGGGCTTTGAATTTTGGAGTGGTTGTATAAATGTTTGATCCTGGAAAAGTTTTCTTTAATTGTTTTGGTAAATGCACCCTTCATTAAAATATCACCGTCCGAATCCTTATTTCCAAAAGAACTGAAATAAAAGACAACCTGATTTTTTTTAGAATCAATGTCCTTTAATTGAAAGTAGCTTTTACCTCCAATTTCCTTTTCCATAGGATTTGAATTGTGTTTAACCTTTATACCCAATTTTTCAAGGGCTTTAATATTCAATTCAAGTTCTGTAAACTGTTTTAACTCGTCCATGATTTTACTAAATTATTCCAATGTTCTTTTAATGCTCCTTTTTTTGCTTTGACAAAAGCCACCCATCTACGTTCTATATTTGGCATGCACGTTTCGCAAATCATAACTCCGCAAAAGTCGCACATACTTACTTTTTTTATTGTGGTGTCATTTTCCAACAATGCACACACCTTGCAAACTCCGTTGGTTATTTGGCCACATGACTTACAGCTCATATTAATTTAAGTAAACAGTTATAAAATTATTATTTACATTTATTATTTCGGTACGTGCCATAATAATGTCATTAATAAAAATCATTCTGTCTAAAAATAACCGTTGTGTCATTTTGCAGGGGGTTGATTAATATTAACATTTCCACTCTTACCCAAATCGGTTTCGTATTTATCCATTTCAGGGTTATTCAATACGGGTTCATCTCCCATCATTATACGGCCTTCGTTTCTGGTCCACAATCCCAACTTAACACCTTTTTCAACCTGAGTGATTAGTAAATCCCTATCCTTTTGCAAACATGGGATATTGGAAATATCGTAGTCAATAAAATACTCAACTCCGTCACGTTTACTCCATGCCGGGGAAACAAAATGATTCCAAAATCCATCTCTTTCACCATTCAATTCGGGTATTAAAGTATCCTCCCAAACTGATTTTTTGGCTATTAATTTGTTATTGTAGCTTGAAACGTCCTGGTCAAAGATTACAACATCTATTCCATAACAACGGCTAAAGGTTGCAAGGTCTATTTTATCGGAGGCGAGTATTTCCAAATCCACCGGACTTAGTCCTATTCGCTCCCACTTTAATTTGGAGCTGGCCATGAGAATTGTGTTAAGGTTTACACCTCCTCCAAACTCTGCGTTTAGTGCCTTTATTTTTGTTCGCAAAGCGTATGTTGGACGCTTGTAAAATTTTTGCCGCAAAGCGTGTAGTTGGCGTTCAAGGTCTAAACGCCTTTCTGTGTTTTTGCTCATGATTTTTGGTTTTTATGGGATTAATTCTTTTTTGATTTCAGCGAGGGTTTTGCCTTTTATGGTTTTACTCAATGCGTTCTTCTTTTTAAACAACTCGTCAATGTCGTATTGAATGAGTGCCATTTCTGCGCATACTTCAAGAATTTCAGGACTTGCTTTGTAAAAATCCTTTTCGTAGTATTCAGGGAACTTGCTTCTTTCCATCTTTTTATCCTCCTGAATAAAACCGTCCTTTCTAAGCCCTACTATCTTTTTAAATACCCCTTCCGTATTTACTACTTCAAAAGGCTCAAATTCGGCCATTAAACGCTCTTTAATCGCATCGTCAATTTCCTTTTTGGCTGCTGAATAAGAACGCTTAGGTTTTCCAAAAATAGCATCTTCAAGTGCGGAATAAAATGTTTCATTGTCGGTATCAAACATTATTTTGTACCCTCTGTAAAGTTCAATTTCTTTTCTCATTCTGATTCTGTTTTTTGATTATCAATATTATTAGGCACATTATCCCATCCTTCGGGTAGTATTTTAACCCTATCTAAATACCCTTGTCTTTGCGCCCAATTTAGCATTTGGGTTGCATTATCAAAGCATTCGGGAACGGTTTGGCATAGATGTACTACTGCCCCTATAAACTCTCTTTGTTCTTGTATGCTTAGGGATTGGTATTTTTCAGTTAGCATATCTAATATCGTTTTCCATCGGTGAAAAATCGGATTGTTTGCAATGGGTATATTAGCAACCCAAATAATGTACACATCCCAAATACAATAAGGAATAGCAGAAAAAACGGGATGTAGGCGTAGTGTTTCATATTACGGTTATTTTTTTTGTTTTGAAATCAATATCTACCTGCGAAGGCATACAAGCCCCGTCTTTATCAAATTCGAACTCCCGTATAATTTCCCATCCTGTCGGATTGTCGAATTCAATTGAGCCGCTAATATAGTGGTTGTATTCGCTGCCATATATCACACCGCCTGTTTTCTCTTTAAGTTGGTCTATTTCGTCTTGCTCAAAATCGTACAAATCCACCTCCCATTCAACACTACCAAATACCCTATTAATCAAAATGCAAGCCCCCTTTAAGCCCCTTTCTCTTGCTTCCCACTGTATTTCCCACTCAATAGTAAACGGGGCGCTTTTGGTATCAAAATCAAGGTCAGGCATATTAAAATGTTCGGCTATCCCATAGCAATGCACATCGACCTTAGTCGTAAAGTTCCATTCTCCTGTGTTCATAGTAATTTGTTTTTTAGTTCAAAAATATGTGTAGTTAAGAATTGTTTACTAAGCATACGGATATAATATCATAATAACACTTATTTTTATTGAGCCAAAACTTATCAAGTGCCTCCTTTTTAGTGTTTGATAAAAAGAAGGCAGATTGCTTGAACATAGGCGAATATCTCATGCGATAATTGACCTCATATAAACGTAAACTACAATTATTGTTGCATATATTCTTGTGTGTGCGCTTAGTTTTAATGAATCGCAAAAAGTCGGTAACAAAATTTTGGTCATTAAGTAAGGCATCTATCTGCTTTTCCATATCACGTAGGTTCATAACGCTTATTTTGTTTAATTATTACATTTCTTCTTGGAATCTTTCTTGTATTTTACTTGGAATTTCCAAGAAGATTCTAAGAAAAACCTTTTCGCTACACTGTTTTAGTTCTTTTAATTCTTGCAAAACATGAGACTTGTTACCATTATCCCAAGATTCCGAATAATATTCGGATGATAATTCAAATTGCTCAATGCTTCTTTTATTGCTGTTTACCGTACTCATGATTATTGTTTTTAAGGTTAGCTAATTGCTTTTAGTGCTTCTTTGGCTGCTTTTAATTCCGATTTTCCTATCTCAACAGTATTTGATGTACTAGTAAATGCGCAATTGATAATCGCTTCCAGCGCTTCTGCTAATAGGTGTAAATTATTAACTGCAAGGGCTGTGTACTCTGCATTGGCATCGTCTTTTTGCAAATCTTCGGAGCCGTTAAAATGAGTTATCCTTATAAGAGGAACGCCTATGTAATTTAATGTACATTCCCAGTTTCCCTGTGTTCTTTCACTGTTTAGCCTTTTATACAAAGGCACGTTGTTGTTTTCTTGTTTCATGGTTTTTGTTTTATGATATACAAATAAGGTTGTAAGTATCTGGTATTAAAACGCCTTTTTCTTTGGCATATTGTAAGCAGTTTTCCTCAATACTGCAATCTATCCCTTTAGCTTCCATTTCTTTGCCATCTTCGCTATCCAATGCGCCTAAAAAAGTATTATAATCATCATCCTCGGTGAGTTCATTAAAGGGCTTATCAGATACCCTTAACTCTATTATTTCATCCCCGAAAATGTCAACGGTATGTATAAAAAATAGGTTTTTCATGGTGTATAGTAGTTTAATTGGTTAAAACAAAATGCATCTTTGTTGTTCGTTGTAATAAGGGAAAATAGAGTCCAAAAATTCCTGTAACTTATCTTGTTTGTCCATCGTTTCCATTTTCAATACCGTAAAGCCATCATCCCGCATTTCATCTTTTGCGAGGCCGCAAACTTCATCTTTCATTGTTTCATCGGCAAAAATTGCCTTTACCACTTCGCTTTTTTCTTGCCATCCCATATCATTGGTAAAGTAAAAAACAATGTCTTTAATAGTCCATCTTTCTTTTGCCGCTTCAATAATGCGTTCTAATAATTCAGCATCTTTTACAGATAAATAGGCGTTTTTTGGTGTTTTCTTTTTCATGGTTATTTTGGTTTATTAGTTATCTTCAAATCCTTCAAGTTGTTCAAGTTTAACCCCAATAGGACGCAAACCGTAAGGAGTAGCATCTAAATAGTAATCAAACGTAAAGCCGATAGATTCTACTTCTTTTTTCATGGCTTCAAGTTCTTTGTAAGTTTCCGCTTGCTCATGCCTATCTACAATTTCAGAAAGTTGTTTAGGCATAGCTTGATAATCTTCAAAAAGGCATTTCATAAAATATAGTTTTTTAAGTTAGGCAATTTCATATTCAAAACATTGTACTGCAAACTTTTGCACAGCATCGGGCAGCAAGTCAAACTCAACTATTCGCCCTACGTGTTCGCAATCGCTTAAAAAGTGGTCAATAGCGTGTTTTATTCGCTTATCAATTAGTTGTTGGGTGCAATTTCTTTTCCATTGGCTACCGTATGCAGTTTTCCAATAGTTATCGGCCACATTTCCGCAATACATACCAAAGCCCATAGGGTGAAAGGGGTTAGTGCTTGCGCCTATCATTTCCCCGTCTTGTGGGTTTATTATGGTGTATCTATCGAAGGTTTCCCCGTTATTATCGAGGCAAATAAATTGGTTCATGGAACTGTATTTTAGGTGTAAAACGTATTTAGTTATTAGGTTATTGTGCAACATTCCCCCTTATTCTGGTTTATCTTCACAATTTGGGTAATTTTCACGGAGCCAATCAATTAATGCTTTTGCACTAACATCATTTAGGCTAATATGGTTTGTATTTTCCCCGTTACCATTGGCGAAAATTTTAAAGGTCGGTGGGTATTGTGTTGCATGAGGTTGCACCTGTGCAAATTGCCTTTGATAGTATTCTGTTTGTTGTGACATTTCGGTTATTTTTAGGGGTTAATAGAAATACTTTCCACAAGGTTAAATAGCCTCCAGAGTTCCCGCTCATTGTCTGCAATTTCTTCCATAAACTTATTAGCACCAAAGGAGTATATTGCTCTTATATCTTCGGCAGGCAATAGGAGCCGCTTTTCCACACCTTCGGGGGCTGTTGCTGTTAGTTCTATTGAGTTGCCTTTTCTTTGGGCGTTTATGCCCGTGTATGTTGGTTGCATGATAGTTTTATTTTAAATGAAATGTTCCAAATTTGCTACTTCCGCTTTGCCTTCCTTAGATAGTGGGCGCAATTGCTCTGCCAATGCTTTGGCTATTACATAAGCAGCCGCTTTAACTTCCATGTATTCGCCCTCTTTTATCCCTTCAATGTCAATTGCTCCACTGCTTATAAATTTGGATATTTTGGCGTTAATATCAGTTTCAAAAATTGCGTTATTAAGCAGCGATTTTACAGCCGCTTCAAATTGTGTTGTTCTCATTTTGTTTTTGTTTTAATAGCCAATAGATAATATGTAAGAATCAATCTTGTTGTCTATGCCCCAAAATATTTCCCTTATCGTTTCTTTTATTTCCCCTCTTTCGTACTGCATTCTCTTAAAGTCTTGAACACTTTTGTCAATACAGGCAATAACAGGTTCTTGTCCTTTTTGCGCTAATAGCTGAATGATATTTTTTCTCATAGTGGTTTAATTTAGTGGTGATTGGGGTTAAGTGTGTCCGTGTTATGCCCTTTAGAACGTGCTGAAAGCCCTAATATTGCAGCACTCCCAATAATTAGGAATAGAACGATGATGTAAGTCATAAAATTGGATTTTTGGTTAAAAATGAAACTT